AAGTTATGGTTAAAGGCAAAGTTGTTGATATTGCTCCAGTTGATGTTAAACATTATGATAGATATGGACGAACAGTTGCAGTTGTAATGCTTGGAACACAATGTGTGCAGGAACAGCTTTTGCTTGCTGGATATGCCTGGGTTTATCCTCAGTATTGCAAGAAGTCATTTTGTCAAGCCTGGGAAAAGTTACAAAGTATTTCAGCTGGCAACAGGGTGGGGCTATGGTCTGGACCTGCACCAGTGCGGCCGTGGGTTTGGAGGAAGAAATGAATTTTGTCAAGCTGTCTCATTATGGTGCTGATCTTACTGTTCCAGAGTTTCTAGTTCCACTCTGGCCACATGATCTTCCTCCTGAGAAGTGGCCTTCATTTCTTGGTGCTGGCCAAGGCTGGGGAGATAAGATAGTTCCTGATCATTTTGGTAAGGCTAGGCTTAATCCTGCAGGACTTTGTCATGATGTAGAATGGGCTGTATCAGTAAAGAATCTGTCTGCATTTTTAGGTGCTAATGGTAGGTTCTTCTTGAATTGTGTATCACTTATTCTTGCCTCAGATATGGATGTATGGCCTAAGATAAAGACCATGATTTTTGTTAGTGGATTGTATCTTACGGCAGTTAGTACTATAGGAATCTTATTCTTTTCTTGGTTCACTAAGGAACGAAAAGAAGATGTTGAGCCACTGCAGAATCCTATTGTAAAAGATAGATTAAGGAGATTGGCGATAGCGCGGAATAATCACTGGGCGAAGATTCTTGATACTCGGTTACCTGATAATGAAGATGCGCTTTATAGAGACGATGAAAGGACAATATAATGACCGAAGATTTGGAAGTTTATGCTGGTCACAGTTATGATGATCGTACAGGTCCTAGACGAAGATATAATCTTACTAATGAAGATCTTGAAGCAATAACTGCAATTGTTGAAGCTGTAATTTATAAGCAGCAGCATAATGATATGAATTGTAGATTTGCTGCTATTCAGCCTGGTGATTTAAAAGCAATGGTTGATGCACATAAGAAGTTCACGGTTATGATGGATGATAACAGAACGGTAATTAGAAGGTTTTTCCTAGTACTAATTTTGACTGGGGTAGCTGGCACAACGGTATATGGATATTGGTCAAAATTCGTCGATGCAGTTAAAAAAGTAACAGTAGGGAACTGATATGATACTTAAAGATGGTAGTGAAACTCGCGATCCTCGTTGTGGCTTGATCTTTCAAGCTGATCCTACTGCGCCAAATCTTCTTGCAGTTCCTCCGATTGATGATGGTATTGACTTACGATATCGAGAACTAATTAGTAAATATCGAGTAAAGAAATTTAAAGAACCTTTGCTTAATCAGGATAAGTGGAGTGCTTGCGGTGGATTTGGATTTGCAGCATTTCTTGAGCATGAACCTGGAATAAGAACTCTTGGTGATGAATGGGCTCTTGAGTTTTATTTCAGGTGTCAAGATAATGATCAGTGGCCAGGGTCTGAGCGCCCTGGATCAAAGCCAATTAGTTACGGAACTTCTCTTGCAGCAGTGATGCAGACTGCAAAGCAAGAAGGCTTGATTGAATCATATTGTCGAGCAAGCACAGTTGATGAAGTAATTCGTGGGATTGATTATTATGGTTCTGCCATACTTGGGCTAGAATGGACTGAGGGTATGATGTATCCTCGCGAAGTAGATGGACTGAGTACTCCTGGTGGAGAAGTAGTTGGTGGACACTGTACGGCTGGAACTTTTATTAATCTTCATCAAAACATTATCGGTGGTCCGAACTCATGGCCGGATTGGAACCTTTTGCGTAACGGCTATTGGGTGATGGATTTAGATGATTTTGCAGAAGTATTCATGAAACGTGGTGGTGAATGTGCGTTTGCAAGGAAGGCAATAGTATAAGTATGAAAGTTGATAATAAATTTTATGAATTTTTAACTTCTGTTGAGGGAAAATATAAACAAGTTTATCTTGATTCAGGTGGAGAGCCTACTATTGGTATTGGCCACTTGTTGACACTTTCTGAGCGTAGATCAGGCAAGATAATTATTGAAAAAACTGCAATAGAATATCGACACGGACTGACCGAACAACAGGTGATGGCTCTTTGTCTTCAGGATATTCGAGACGTGGTAAATGTAGTTAATCGAGTGGTCGTGGTGAGGATCTCGCAGAACCAATTCAATGCCTTGGTAAGCTTCGTTTTCAACATCGGTAATGAGGGGTTTAGGCAATCCACATTACTACGGTTACTTAATCAGGAGCGCTTCATTGATATTCCTACACAGATGCGTCGATGGAAATATGATAATGGAAAAGTAGTTCAAGGTTTAATTAATCGACGAGAAAAAGAAATTCAATTATGGTTATCATAAAGAAGGTAAGTAATGTCATATAAACCTGGTGATTATCTAGTAACTTGTGACCAATGCGGCTTTCAGCGTTATGCGTCTGAATGCAGAATGACTTGGGATAAGTTGTTTGTTTGTGCTGACACTTGTTGGGAAGAAAAGCATCCGCAATATACTGATCCAAAGCCATTAGGTGAGAAGCAAAGTGTTCCTGTACATAGGCCAGAACCAGAAGAAAATTTTATAACTACACCAATTACACCAGATGATCTTTAAGGATACTTATGACTACTTTTAGTGAATTAAAAAGTAAAGCTGATGTTCTTGTTGCTGATCCTTCTTTGACTGCTTCTTTAGGTGGCTTTATTAATCAAGGAGTTTCTGAAATTGCTGGTGGAATGCTTTCATTGTTGGATGGAATTGAAAATCCAATACCGAATGCACTTACGCCGCCGTTGCCTGAATTGTTTACTATAGGTACTGTGACTACTTCGACTACAGTTGCCTTTGTAGCTATGCCAACTAACTTTCATCGAGACTTACAGTTAGTAGTTTCACCTACAGGAAGTGAAATTGATATAGCACATTCGTTTATTGAGTTTGCAGAAACTTATCCCTTGCTGAATAAGGCAGGCAGAATTTCTGAGGCTATTGAACATGGAAGAAAATTATATTATCAAGGTATTCCTACAAGTGCTGAGACATTAACATTGCATTATTATAGAAAACCTGTTGATATGGTTGCTGATGCTGATGTGCCGGATGGAATTCCTTCACATTTACAAATATCTTTGTTGGTAAATTTTGCAGCATGGAAAGCCTGGGAACATATTGAAGATGGTATTGAAGGTGAAACACCAAATACTACTAGATTTAAAAACAGTTTTCTTAGTGCTATGAGAACACTTGAATTAACACTTCCATCTTATACTCGTGGATTAGCTCTTAGGTAATGTTATGAAACTTTCTATAATCAAGGGTTCTTCAGGACTACGAACACAGCCAGATCCATCAAGGTCTCCGTATTCTCAGGGACAGGGAGGATTTCCTGGGCAGATAGGATTGGTTGACCTAGCAGCATGCATGAACATTGACATTACTGATGGTAATATGATCATGCGAAGACGAGGAACTGTTAAGCGTGTTCCTGAGAATGCACACTCAGTATATCAGATTGGTCAGTATTGTTTGTTTGTGATAGATAATGGTTTGTGGTTGCTTAAGCCAGGCTTTTCAGGCTATGTGCAGATTGCTACCATTACTCCTGCTCCTGTCTGTTGTGAAGTGGTGGATGGTATTGGTTACTGGAGCAATGGGATACAGAAAGGCAAGATTGTTAATGGCGTTAATCAGCCTTGGACCAAAGCAACAACGGTTTATTCTAATAATCAAACAAGAATATATGAAGATCCGCCGATTGGAAATATCCTTGGTTATTGGAACGGTCGAATGTATGTTGCTGGTATAGCTGAAGATCGGAAAATAGTCAGATATTCTGAAGCATATGGACCTGATTTATTCGCACCGGCAGATGGATATCTCTCGCTTGAATCCGCAGTGACGATGGTAAGACCTGTTGCTGGAGGAATCTATGTTTCTGAATCAGACAAGACACATTTTGTTTCAGGTGATCAGTTGAAACCAGATTGGAAAGTAGTTGATAGTCAGTCTGCTTTGCCTTGGTCAAGCAAGCCAGCAGTTGGGGCAATGTCTATGGGGCAGGATGGAAATTACGTATGGCAGCCTGGAGGCAAGACCGAAGTTGCTTTCTGGCTGACTAATGAAGGCATCATGTTCGGTGATGCTACAGGCAATGTAACAAATATTACGGAGGGAAAAATTAACTTACTTCCCCCTTACACATCAGGTGCGATCCTAATTGATGGATCAACCTTACTCGCGCAGTTCATCAAATAAAGGAGACGTACAATGGCAATTCGATTCAGCACAAGTTTACGGACTAAAATGTATGGTTCTGATAGGGCGCTTGTCCATGCCGCTCTGGCAGGAAACAACATTAGTTTTGACAATGCCTCTGGAGAGATCAGGCACGCAGGTAATGGTCTGTTGACTGCTGGTTTTTTGGTTGGCGATAAGGTTCGAGCATTCGGTACAGCTAACAACAATACTACATTCACTGTTACTGCTGCTCTTGCAGGTGCTTTGACAGTTACTCCTGCTCCTACTACTGAGGCAGCTGGTACGATCTTCGCGCTTGCTGCTGCAACAGGTGGATCGCTTCGTGATGTTATGCGGAATTTTGTAATGCGCGAATATTCTGGTTCGCAGCCAGCGTCTCCTGATAATGCAGTAGGAACAGCTACCTTGCTGGTTGAATATACTAATAATGGCGGAACGTTTGCTCATGGTGCAGCTGCTAATGGATTGAATTTTGATGCAGCTTCAGCCAATGTTATTGCTACGGCAGCTGGAGAGACACCAAAAGGAACAGGACTTGCTAATGGTACTGCTGGTTGGATTCGACTGTGTGCTAATCCTGCTGATAATGGCTTGGCTTCTACTACTCTTGATAGAATTGATATGACAGTTGGAACAACTTCCGGGGTTGACGCTTTGGTTGCTACGACTGCGATTCAGCTTGGAAAAGTTTATTATCTCAATTCTGGTTCGTTTACTTTTCCGCTTCAGTATGGGGTGTAATCATGGCAGCCTCAGCATTTGCAGTATTCCATACATTCAAGGCGAGGTTGGGGCAGAAACTCATTGACCTCGACACTGACGATATCAAGTGCGCTCTGGTTGCCTCAACCTGGACTCCGAACCTGGCCACGCAGGCTAATTGGGCCGATATCAGTGCCAATGAGATCACTGGTGATGGTTACACCGCTGGTGGTCTTGCGGTAACAAATGAATCTTTCACCGATGCAGCAGGCACGGTGACATGGGACTGTGACGACCCATCATGGACCGCAGGGGCTTCCGGTATCGCTGCAAGGTATTGTGTTTTCTATGATAATACTGACGCAAACAAGACCCTGATTTGCTACAGCCTTCTCGACACAACCCC